CCAAATTTAATAGTTTTTTGAAATATCTCTTCTTCCCATACAATAGATAATTTCTCCTTAGAATCTAATTGTGTATATATCTCTTCTGAAAAATCTTTTACTAATTGACTCATATTAGTTAAATCTGCAAACGTCCATTCTCTAGAACTTAATATTTTTTCTACTTTATCTTTCATTTTTATTCCTCTCTTTGTATTCTTTCTTTCTTCTAAAGTATTCTTTCCACTTCATTTTATGCGCTTCCTGTTTTTTGGTAGGTGATTATCATATTTGATAACCAACTTTGGTATCTTTCTCTTCGAGTGTTTAACCCACTTTCCCGACTTGTTAATATACGGAGTCTTATTCTTTGCATCCTCGAATGCTCTAGGTGTTTTAAATCCCCATAAAGGATGTTTTTCCTTTTTCTCTTCGTTTAACAAAAGATAATTGGGGTCTTTTCTTTTTTCTTGTGCTTCCCAATATTTTTTATTGAGAGTAATTTTCTTTTCCTGTTTTTTCTCACGTTCCTTAGTCTTAGTAGGGAAACGTGTCTTAGGACTAAGTTCACTCGTTTCTTGTCTTTTTAATCTAGATGTATTACAATTAGGACAATAATTTGCTGTATCTTTGGAAGACCATTTTTTGAATTGGTTTTTACATCTTTTACAATGTTTATATCCGCTAGGTATAACCATTATTTTCTCCACCTCTTAATCATAGTAGAAACTTTACCAATGAAGAATAAGAGTTTGATAGTCCAACTACTTTTCATTATAACCACCCATCTTCATTAGCAGTATCGCATATAGGATAATAACTACACGTTGGACAAGACCTAGCACTATACTTAGTAGGGAATATGTTTCTTTCATAAGCATGAATTAAATTAGCAATCCCTTTCAGTACGGCGGTTACACTTGACTTCTTAGCCTCTTCAACATACATGTGATTAGAAACAGGAAAATACCAAGCCCAATGTGTTATAGCATTATCTCTACTTAAACCGAGTTCTTCAATACGTTCATCAGCGCAGTTCTCAAATAGAAGTTTATAGAAAGCCATTTCTTTACGCATTGAAGTTTTCTTGTATTCCTTCCATAACCCCGTCTTTAATTCCATAGGAATATATGCTTCTCCTTCCTGAAACATTCTGTCAATAATACCTTGGAGGTGAACAACATAATCTCTTTCTAATCTAATAGAAGGATAGTCTTCTCTTCGTATTGTAATCTTAGCATCTATCATTGCTTCGTTAATTACGGGTAGGAAACTATCTAATGTTTCTTCTTCCTTAGCATCCATAAATCTCTTTGCTTCATATGTAGCCATAGTCTCGTAAACATGACTCATTTCATCTAATGGGTATAGAGTATAACAATAATTAGTCAACTCATCATGCGTCATGTTTTCTGCTTTAGATATATCAAACTCATCAAAGAATGCCTCTCTAGCATTATGTGCAATAGTACCTTTGTACATTGCTTCAGTTGTGTCCTGTGGTTTTTGCTCAATGTAATTGAACTGATATTTCTTAGGACACCACTGAAAAGAACCAAACGAAGATTTACTTATCTTCAATATAGGAAGACTATCGTCTCCATATGTTTGGGCGTTCCACTGATATGTATATTCTTTTGTGTTGCTTGCAGGTCTACTCATTTTTATTCCTCTTTTTAATTATTTTTTCTACTTCTTCTATGTTAAGAATGATACACCTATCACACTTACAGTCTCTGCCATGTTCCGGTGGAGGGGTTTCTATTACGTTCATCTTAGGCATTCCGTTTTCTACATATACGGAATAACCCAAGACAAACTTAGGTTCATTGAACAACACGGTTTTTGCTATGAAATCTTCTTTCAGTTCAACTACGTCATCTCTTTTTTCTTCTTTGTCAAAGTACTTATTATAGAGAGCAATTATTCTATCAGCCTTACGTTTGTTAGACCAAGATAAACTACTGTAAAATCTACTTTTCAAAACCAATCCTCCACACTACTTTGTTTTCTATCACGGTATATTTGGGTTATATCCCAAGCCATTGCGTCATAAATAGGTTCTGCTTTACTAATAATAGAACTAGCATAATGTCTGTAATCAGGGGTATAACTAAACAATCCTTCTAATGTCATTGCAGATACATAGTTAGGGACTACATCATTCCTATTAAGAGGATGAAAGTAAGTGTCATTCAAGTCTTTAACTCGTAGATACAAATAAGAATCATCAATCATGTTATCAGGGTTCTTTGTATTGTGATATAGTACACCTTCAATACCTGAACCAATTGTCGGCCTTTTACCTTTCATAGTTATGAAACTAGGCTTATTACAACATGGGAATCTTTTCCCATCAACAATGTTAGCAAGTTCATGTAAGTGATACTTAGATGTTTTACTAAATAAACGAATACAAGTAGAACACTTTACTTGAAAACGTTCTTCTCTAAACCTACTACGTTGGGCTAACATTGATTTATCAATATCGCCATTAAGAACTTTAAAATATTCTTCGTGTAAATAATTAGTAATATCTTCTTCAGACTCTTCCTTAACCCACCTATCTAAAACCTCTAGTTGAATCTTCTTTGCTAACGGGGTAATTGCTACTCTCTTAGCAGTGAAACCAGTCATAGTAAACTCCAAATCATCTAGGTACTTACCATCTTTCCATGAGATTAAACCTGCGTTTCTGTTTTTCTTACATCCTACACCTAAAGTCTTGAAGAACTTCTCAAACTCAAGTGTTACAGGATGTTCTTCTAAACCTAGAACATTAGGAAATATTTCTCTAACGTGTTCGTTCAACTCATCCAATACTAGTTGTGCTTTCTCAACACTATCATCTTCCATCTTAACGTAGATAGAATCTGTATGTCCATAAACTACTTTCATATTATATTCACATCCTGCAATAGAGATACTAGTCCATAGAAAAATATACCCACTGCAAGATACTTTACAATAACATAAACATCACCATAGAACTCTTCTTTTAATCTAATTATTCTGTTAGGTTCTGTAACCATTAGTGCATTCATTTCTTCAACTTCTTCTTGTGTAGTTGGCTCTATATCTATTTTTGCTGTTTTAATTGGCATTTATATCCCTCACTTTGAAAGCGGCGGCTCTGATTGCTTCTCTAGCACTAGCAGTAATACTAGCGGCTAAATCAACATTGGCCCAACCAAATCCCTGATACGCAATAATACCGTAGAAAGATGCAGATAGCCGTTTTACTGCTAACTGATTATTATTCCATTTGGCGTATTCTTCTTTAGTTGTTGCTTGTTTCATCTTCTTCTTATATTCGTCTCTTAACTCTTTTAAGTCAAGTACTGCTTTAGGCAGTAAACCTAACTCATCTGTTTTGAAATACATCATCTCTTCTCTTTTGACTTCACTAAAATCTCTAGGTATCGCTAGGTTAACTGCAAAGTCTGTTGGTTCTTCTGAAATAGTCTCCCACGATATATTTCGTGAGATAATCATACTAGGATATAGACCTGCAAAATCAAATGCGGCAACGTTCTGATGAAGACCATTTGTGCCTTCACTGAGAGGATTGTATATCATTGCCCCCTCATACTCTTTACGTTCACCTTTCTCACCCGTAGGGGCTTTCCAAGTAGCGTTACGCATGAAATATATTCCTCCCATATTGCTTGCATAAAAACATGCATCAAATGGTGCTTTCAATAATCGTTGTAATGAAAGAACAGCGTCAACACAATGGTTCTCTTCATCAATTCTTTTGATTAACTCAACATCCTTGAAAGCATATTCAAGATAAGTTTCTGAATCTTCTAACCATCCTCTTCTAAAGAACTCATTCTTATCAGGAAACCTCTCACTCACTAACTTAACGTCACCAAGCACACTTTCTGAAACATAGTCCAAAGAGAGTGAAGGTAAAGTTCCACGTTGAGCATCATTCCATTGTCGCTCAAAAACTAAATCAAGTGCTACTGTAATCATACCTTTAATCGGTTGAGATACAGGAGAATAACCTTCTACTCTTGACTTCCAAATAGTTGGTTTGTTCTTCTTCCATCCAATACCAGTTATCTCATCGAATGGAGATAGTAGTCTTGGGTCTATTCCATGATGTACCATTCTAGTAAACAACTTCGGTATGTCGAACTTCCATCCGAACCATGAGATAAGCATATCAGGTTCTTTATCCATAGCGAACGCTAAAAAACCTGTAAGCATGTTATGCTCGTTTGTGTACCTATGAAGAATAAAATTATCATTATCTTCTAACACAACATCTCTAGCCTCTTGAGGATACCAAGCAAATATATGATATTCATCATCATAGTTATCATAAATCACACTACATGTAATTGCTTCATCATACTTACCACCTTGTTGCCATTCCATATCCCAATACCATCTACGCAAGTTTTGTTCAGGTATTTCTTTTACCTCGTCAACTGCATATCTGTAATGGTGTTGAACATCACCTTCATATGTTTTCATATCTCTAGCCTCTAGAACTAGTCTTACATCTTTAGCATATTTAGGATGTCTAGGTTGCCAAGTTACTTTGTGAAGTTTATCACCGTTTAAGTTAACCTCATCTGTACTTTCAAACATTACTTTAATTTGAAATGTACCTAAGTTATCCTTACACTTGAAAGTAAATGGTAGGGCAGAGTGTGCTTTATCCGCATACATGTAAGGTTGAAAGTCGGAGTGAGACACAATCTTACTTTGTATCTCATCTCCTTCTCTCCACCTTAATCCTATTCCATTTTCTGTTTTACATATTATCATTATACTCACCTGTTAAGATATGGTGCTTTCAACAGTAGTCTGTTTGTTGTTACGAAAAGAACAGGAGCATCATCCTTGAGGTACAGTCTAACTGCACCATTCAAGAACTTTGCAAACTGTCCATTAAACTCAACAGTAGCACTATCACCTTCTGCAATAGTGTACTCTACATTAGTATCAATAGTCTCGTTCATTGTCTTAGTACTCGACATTGTTAATACTTCATCATCAAAGTTAAACTTGTATCTAGCAATGTTAACTACATCACATACAGAACTTGCTCTTGCTAACTCATCTTCTGATATTACTATCTCTGCTTCGAACTGAGTCTTACCAAAGATAGGTAACTCATCACCCCAAGAAGGAGTGTCACTTCTCATATCATTAGTAAACGTAACAATCCTACCAATGTAATCATTGTGAGGGTGTTCTGAAACTAACGGTACTTTAGCCGTAGCGGTTTGTGTTTCTGTTTGTGTTATTGTTAAGTAATCACCAACAAGTAACGTTACTTCGCCACTGAACGCTTTAAGATATTTAACTGTCTTCTCAATATCAACTATCCAAGAAGCAGTCGCAATACCCTCATTCGGTACTCTTGCGGCACATATGGTTGTAGTATCTGCATTGTAGGCGTGGAGGTGTTCACCGTCACCGATAAGCCAAGCATAATTACTCAACTGACCATTCTTACTAGTATCGCCACTATTGTATTTACCTTTCAATGCAACACTTTCTATCAAGTCTTTGAACTCACTTACTTCTATTTCTATTGTTATTACCATATTATTATCTCCTTAAAGTTCGCCTGTTTTTATTTCTTCAACGCCTGTCCAATCAACATTACCGTCTTTGATAATTAGTACTTTTCTTCTACTACCAATCAGTTCAGGCTTTCTTGCACTTGCTTCAAACAAAGCAGTATATTCTGCTCCGCCTTTTCTTAAGTCTCTCTGCATACGAATTGTAGCAGTAAAGATATCTTCTGTTGAGTCATGCCAATTAGCAATAACACCAACAGGGTTAGGGTTTCCCGCATACTTATCTTTAGAGTGAGCAATCACTATTCTATGACAAGCCATTTCTAGAACTTGCTTATGTAAGAAGTTCTTGTAAGGAGTATTTCTATCTCCCCAAACATACGGTGGTTGTTTGATAACAGTATCTGCATCCATCTTGTGTTTGTTTCTCATGTGAGTTTCACAAACATCGGTAAGTAGTTTATCTGCACCATCTACAATTACGGCCTTTAGTTTACCTTCTGCTAAACACTCCATAGCCATTTCATAAAAGGTTCTTGCATTAGCCATAGTCGCTTCAAAGTTAACCAAACTATTTTCCTCTCTTTCGATAGGGTTGTCTACAACAATATTCGCTATATTACCATAGTGGTTTCTCTTAACGTCAATAGCCCTGTTGTCAAAATCAAAAACATATACTTTCATATCATTCTTAATGTCTTCATCAGTTAAAATATCTAACGATATTGCTGACTTAGCGGATTTAGGTTCTCCCCAAATACCTAGACACATGTATGACTGTGCTACTTCTGCCTTATACTTGATTTGCTCAAGCCTTGCTTTCTTTCGTTCTTCAAACGTCTTAGTTCCTGTACTTTTTCCTGTGTTCCAACTCATGTTCATTCCTATTCCTATTTTCAAATTGTACTAAATCATTACCAACTGTTGCCAGTATTTCATTTAGTCCGTCTTTATCTACTTTTACTCTTATTTCTTTACCGGATTTCGTATGTAATTTCATCCAAATCTCGTTTTTAAGTTCGTTATTAGGTTTCCAAGTAACAAAATCAATGTTACTGACCCTTATTGCATATGACTGACCATGAATTATATCATCATCATCAGCATACGAAGTTATTGTATATTCATTATAGTATCCTTTATTCATTTAATTTCCTCCTTAAGAGTTAGGGGCGTTGCACCCCTAAGACCAACAATATGTGTATGATTACACGGTTACAATAATTAGACTGGCATCCAGTCGTCATCAAACCCATCAGAGTCATCCTCTATATGGGTGATTTCGTCAGGACTGCCGCCTCTAGCCTTTGTCACTAGTATTCCGTTAACATTTAATGAAACAGGTCTTAAATTACCTTCTTCATCAGTGCCTTGTGAAGTCCTACCAACAACAACAACCTTTGACCCAATACCAAAGTCTATTTCTATATGTGGTGGTGTCCAACATGTTAGGTTATCATCATCTAGAGAAAACTCTGAGTTGAAGTCTGCTAGAACAAAGTATCTATTACCATTCTTTGTCTGATTCATGTTAACAGTAGTAACATCACCATCAGTAAATACAAACCTATCATTGTAGTCTTTATCCATAACCATACTATGTGCTTGTCCTAAATCAACAATAGGACAGAAGTTTGCTTCGCTGTATTCCATTAAAGCATCTTGCATGTTTATACTGGATGTATCTTCTTTACGAGAATCATCATCTGCAAGAGAACTGTTTACAACAAGAGACTCTAAAGTTCTTGCTTTTCCACCATGTATCTTAGTACCATCATTCGAGTTCAAAATACAATCAAAGTGTACAAACTCAAAGGTTTTAGGGGTGAAGTCTTTTGTAGACTCTCCCTTATAGTTAAAGAAGTACTTACCAAACTTACCCTCAACTTCTCCGATGAAAACACCTGAGCGTCTCCATTCTGAAACAGCAAGTGGTTTACCATATCTTGCTTTATTCCAATCAGCATCGTTTGTGTCAAGAGGAGTAACGTATGTACCGTCATCCATATCAGTATGGTTAGCAGGTAGTTTGTCCATAGACTTAACTAACTCTTCACCATCTCTCATCATTCTACCTTCGTACTTACCATCAACTTCAGTGAATACTGCTACTTGACCAGTAGAAAAAGAAGTATCTTTATCTCTTCTATAATCAGTAATAACTGCTTCATTCTTTCTTGCTAACATATCTCTTGCTTCATCTAGTGATGCAAAGAAACCAAACGCTTGTTTGTAAAAGCCGCCACTGCTTGTTGTTGCATTGGTGTTCATACTAGTCTTCTGCGCTCTTAACGCACTGTTGTAGTACTCTTTCCACAAGTTGAGACATAACATGCCTTCATCTTGGACACTAACGCTGTTCTTCTGACATATGTCATCAAACCTCGCTAGTGCTTCTGCTTCGGTTAAACCGATTGCAGACGCTGTTTTCGCTATCATTTCCTTTATTTCATTTTCATTCATTTATTTTTTCCTCCTTGGGGGGTTTCATTTTTTTTCTTTCGTGCTTTATTTCTACTAATCCTTCTGTCAACATGACTAAGCCACATAATATCCAAAAGAAATTAGAATCTACGCTGATATAATCTAACGTATTAAGTACAGGCAGTACTATCAGCAACGCACCGCCTAACGCTATAATCTCATAACGTAGCAGAAGATGTTCTACATCTTTTAAATCCACTACGCCGTCTTCATTAATATCTAATCTACTCATTACCATCTCCTCCTACCTCTATTATCCATTTTCATTAAAAATCTTAATACAATAAAACCTAGTAAAAGTGCTACTCCTTCCATTAAATCATCTGTCCTATCATCCAAGATGCTAGTACTTTCGGAGTCATGTTACTACTTCTCCATTCAGCCTCACCTACTACACGTAGCATCTTGAACTTGGATTGGGGCGAAGAATCAACCTTTAATATAATATCGTGCAAATTAATGCATATAGTCTTCATATCGGTAGAATCGTAAATCAATTTATGCACCTTCTCTAAAGCATTATCATAGTTATTTTCATTTATCATTTTCATTATTTCAGAGTATGGTTCTAAACTTCTATCTATTTGGTTTTGTAGGCTTCGATTACTCGATGAGGATGCCTGTAATTCGTTAATCCCTCGTCTCAAATCACCCTGCAAATAGGTAATAAACCTTTGCAACTCTTCATCAGAATACTGATTCTGACCTTCTTCTGAAAGGATTTTTGTGAATATATCTAACATACTTGTAGGGTTGACTCTCTTAAATTGGTAGTTAGCACATCTAGATTGTAAGGGGTGGATAATCTTATGTCTCTCATTACATGTAATGATAAATCTACAATTATCAGCATACCTTTCCATAACTCTTTTGAGAGCATTCTGAGCATCTTTTGTCATACCGTCCATCTCATCAAGAAGTATAATCTTGAAAGGTGCATCACCGATAACTTTGGTAGATGCGATTTCCTTAATCTTGGTTCTGACAGTTTCTAGTTTCCTATCATCAGACGCATTAATCTCAAAGAAGTTACCCTCTTTATTATCGTCTAATAATTCATTAACTAGTGCAATAGAAGCCGCAGTTTTACCTGTACCTGCTACACCGTAGAACAATACATTAGGCATATTACCTGATGTAACCCAATGTTCTGCATCTAATACGAAACCCAGTTGTCCTACTATCTCACTCAATCTAGTTGGTCTATATTTCTCTGTCCATAATTCGCTCATTGTCTCACCTTTTTATCCCAACCTAATGAAGATAGAATAATCTTATTCGCTTCAGCGTCTTTAAGACCCATTGTTCTATTCATATTAACTGCTAATTCGGAAGCAACTTCCTTTGTTAAGTCTAAGAACATACCATGTTCAAGATTATGATAGCCATGTTCATGTTCTATAACACCAACAACATCATACAAACCAGTTTCGTAGTTTCTAATAGTGCTGTACGCTTTTCTGTTTTTTGTAGTAATATCAGGTGTAGATTTAGAATAAGGGTTTACCTGAATAGTTTTAGGAATTGTCTGTTGTTGTGCCAACAGAAATCTATCCTCTTTTCGTGTTCTATATACGGCTTTACCTGATTTTGTTAGACCATATTTTTTTAACCAATATCTCACTACTGCTTCAGATACACCGAACTGCTTCGCCATCTGAAAGATAGGCATATTTTCATCATAGAACATCCTCTTAAGAACAGTCTTAGATTTATATTTCTGCGTTTTAGGTTTCGTATGTGGTGTTGAACCCCAACTAACTTTCTTCTTAGCCTTCTTAACTTTCTTAGGTTCACTTACAGTTTCAAAGTATTCCTTGACTTGTTGTTCTTCTGTATTAGGTTCAAGTTCTAAATTAAACATTTCTATATATCTAATTATAGTCCCAACAGGAACTTCGAACATATCACTTATTTCTTTAGCCGACTTATTCTTTAATACATACTGTTCTTCTAACCAAACTCTATTTGAGTAAAGTTGCTTCTTACCTTTTCTTACATTCTTATTTTTCTTATTATTATACATTTTTTATTTCCTCCGTTTTAATATGTCCACATCGTGAACAAACTAAGTTTCTTTTCTTAGTGTAGTGATGTGGTAACACATGTAAACATGAACCACATACCATTTTATTACTAATCATTTTTATTCCTCCTCTCTAACTTAGCCACTCTTCTTTCAAGTTTTGAATAAGAGTTTTCCTTCTTTAGTTTCTCAAGGTCTTGTATAGACCACGATGATAAGATATTGTTAATCCATGCACTTCTTTCAGTGAGAGCCTCCCACTTCTTTACATTTTCATTTCGTATATGAACACTATATTTTGGCATCTATTCTTCCTCCTGTAACTTACGCATCAAAACCACTCTCCCAATCCTTGTTGTGGCACTATTCTATCTGTTTTCTTTCTTCTTTTCTTTTCTCCTAAACCCAACAGTCTACATTCACCATTGTTTAGTTTAGTTTTAGCATATTCTGCAAACTTATCATCCTTAAGTAAGTCAGTGAGTAGATAACACTCATGACGTTTCAATCCTAACCTTGATGCTAAGTTGGGTAGTTTAGAATAACTACCACGTTTAGGCATCTGCATCTTACGGTTTACTCTACCATCGTGTGTATATGCAAGCATTTCATAAAAGTATGAACTAGGCCAACGTCTCTTAACTGAAAAATCTACAAATGACAACTTGTTCGGGTGTAAGTTAGGAACTAACCATGATAAGAAATGAATATCACTAGGTTTAGATAACTTCAACATTGATGCTATCTCATCTCGATTAGGGTTTTTTAGATATTCTCGTATCATGGGATACATATCAATTTCATATTCCTTGGCTTCCTCGGCTCTAGGTGATTTGATATTATGTTCTATTTTCTTACCTGCTCTTTTCAGTTTACACAGTGAAAACAATTCTTTAGGTACGGATTTCTGATTATCAGAAACTAATATAACTTGACCTCTATACTCTAACATAGTCTTTTTGATTAAAACAGTATTGGGCTTGTAGTGTACTTCGTCAATAATAATACCTCTATCACTAGGGATACTATAATTATCTTCAATAGTATATTCGTTGGCATACATAACAATAGGATTGTTGGACACGAAAGACAATGCTTTGTCCATCTTGTCTAGTTTAGTGTTACCTACTATTATCATTGGTTTGTTATTCATATGTTCATTTGCTGTCTTTATCAGACTCATTTATTCTCACTTCCATTATTTCTTTGTATTGTATGTGGCAATTTCCACAGTGTATGTGTGCTACATACCATTTTAATTCACTTTCTTCTTTAACTCCAACCTCAAAACCGAAGTCTTTGTTTCCGCACTCTCTACATCCTTCCATTAACATTCTAACAGTGTGATGTCTTACTATCTCAAAGTCAGACATATCTTCATTTGTTTCACCGAACCCAAATGATTCTATTTGTTGCCCTACTAAACTAATAGAACAAACAGAACATACGTCTTTATTATGTTCAGACTCTCTATGATTACATCTAGAACACAACATCAGAGTACTCCTTTGAGTTTTAAAATCTCATCAAGACCTTCGGATGTGAGATGTTTCTTACCTTCAACATTAGCAAGTATTAATAGGAATTTTAACCATACATCTCTACTACCTTCATCCCCAATGTAAAGAGCATTATCTTCATCTAAAGCATTTTGAAGATAGGTTGATTGAAAGTTTCTAATGTGTTCCAATCTTCCTATCCTCAATATTGGTCTAGGTCTTACTTTAGATTCTACTTCTTTGATATTACAATAGATACCATTCTGCATAAAGACCCGTTGTACCTTAGTTAGTAAGTGCATATCTCCTCTCATTACAATCGAGAGTTTGACCTTATATCCCAAATCATGATTACTATCTCTATTGATAACAACCACAGGCTTTGCTAGAATTGCACATACACCCGAAATAACATCTTTGTTTAGCCCAACAACTGACGCTGTATTCCACACAATTAGCCCTACGCTAAAAGGTACATAACTATTTACCCTAAGCCATCATCTGCAAGTCTAAAATAGAATTACATTCTTTAGCGAACTTATCGTTTCTAATCCTTAGAACTCTAGGAAAACGCAGTCCATAATTACCTTCTGCATCCCTTGATATTAAATCACAAGTCACTTCTAATACAACTCTAGGTAACACATGGAAAACATCAGCATTGAACTTCTCAATGATTTTCTTTAGTTCAGTTGTTAAAAACATTAAATCACCCTCAGACAAACCTGTACCCACTGAACCAATTGGTAAATAACCAGTAGATGAAGAATCGTCTTTAACTGAAATACCAAATGTACCAAAGACATTACTTCTTTTACCATCACCATACTTAGCAGAAGTTATCACTACATCTAAATCAATTCTAGGTGGCTTATGTTTTACCATAGCACTAGTTCTTCGTCCTGCTTGATATGTAGCGTCTAAATCTTTTATCATAATACCCTCAAAGCCTTCGTTGATAGCCATGTTATATGCTCTTTCAATGTCTTTATCTGTAAAGGATATTGCTCTATTAATAGAAGGAAAGTCAGGCATATGAACTAAACGTTCTTTGTATTTTTGTTCTATTAAACTATGACCCATGTAATATAATATATCAAAGACAACTAAGTGTACAGGACACGTTTCCACCGCAGTTTCTATGTCTTTAGAATGAACTCTTGTTGCTAGTTTCTTATGGTCAGCAGGTGTTGTACTACCTACTCTTTCTACGGGGTAAATCTCAGTATCTAAAATAAAGGTACTAGCATTAAACGTTTTAGCCAACGCAACTATGTCAGGATATTGTCTAGTGACTACCTTACCTTTCCTATTAAAGATAATTATATTATCCTTATCTCGGTGAATCTGATACCTATTACCATCATACTTGTAATCAATTAGATAATTATCAGGTGTTACATATGGAGACTTAAACTTCTTCGCTAGTGAACACTGAATATACTTACCAACTCCTGAATGTGTTGGGGGTGTATTACCACTAGATAGATACCTAAACACCTCAGAAGGTGAATGTAGTTTAAGGTATTCTTCACGATATTGAGTGTTAAACCTACGTTTCAATAATGAAGCAAGAGCCTTGCTACCGATACCATTTCTAGGATGTCTAAGCCAATAACGAATAAACCATTTAACTTCTAGTGCAGACATTTCGTTCAGTGCTTCTTTAACCATAGTGTAAGAATTACTATTAATAGAAGAACAATCTAAAGTTAAGAGAGAATACATATTTCTAATGGTATAGTTAGAATCTTCATTCCACTCTCCATCTAAAAACTTGTATATTCCTTCTCCTAAATCACTCCACATTCCTGCCTGAGATTTAACTTCATCTTCAAACATCTGTAATGAGTTAGCAATCCATGTGACTGCTCTCTTATTACCGATGTTATTAGTCTCAAGATTCAATGATAGAATATCTAATACAACATTAGGATTACTAAATGAACTAAGTGATTCATCTAATATTCTAATCTTATCTGTTGTTCTATTCTGTTGTTCTATTGCTTCACACATTCTTGCAAATCTAATTAGACTCATCCGTGTTCACCTTATTTCTTATTTTAATTAAGCCCTTTAGTAAAACATCTAATTCATCCATGTTCATTCTAATACCCTTTCTTGTAGGTTTACCATCAGAATACCATCGTACATCTACGACATCTATTTTGTAATACTGCCCTGTTTTAACTATCATTTCCATTGTTGCATTTCTTGGTATTCTTAATACCGTTTCCAATTCTTTACTCATTCATACCAACCTTCCTTAAATCTATTCAAATCTTTTAGAGATGTGAACGTTCTAATTCCTTCAACGTCATCAACTCTTGTGGCGATATACACCACGCCCCCTAAACTACTAATCTTAATTATCTCATATGTTCTATTCTCAGGATGTTCGAAAACTTCCATAGTTTCTATCTCAGGAACTAAACCATAGTTCTTAGATAGTTCTGAACTTATTGAGTTAATATTGTTAGCAACATACTTTACTATCAATGCCTTTTGTATTGGGACTTTGGCATCAACTACTAGTTTTATTTTACCACTCATTTCACAAACAATACACTTGTTACCTAAGCAAATAGGACACTCTATCTCCGCAGGAAGCGGAGCAGGGAACTGGATGGTTACTGCTTTTTTCTTCATTCTCTACCATTCCATACACGATACTTTACTTCATATTCAACCGTTACATCAAATGGAAACGTAGCAAACATAAGTGTTGCATTCCCAAATTGTGGTGCGTATCCTGTATTCCATAGTAAACCATCTTGTAATAGACGCCCTGCTATGTCGAATGAGTAATTGTTAAACCTAACAGAGTTATTTACAATATCGAAACTAAGATGTGTAACATTATATTGGAAATAATCTAACTCAATCAAACCATAAGTAGTATTGACATCTAACCAAACAGTTTGCTGTGTTGAGTTGTTAGCATCATCTATTAAGAATGTGAATGTACCATTCATGGTTGTCCATGCTTTAGGTACTTCTGCTTCTGCTTCAAACACTTCATCAGGTGTTGGAATAGTACATCCTGCTAACAATGTTGTCAGAACTAATAGTACAAATCCATACTCCTTAAGAGTTGTTTGTCTGCTGTTTTCCATAGTTAATCTTTCATCACTCATATTTCTTCCTCATCATAAAAAGCATCAATGGTAGGCTCAGAGCCACCATCAAACGCAATTACCCCTTCTACATGTAGGTTATCAGTCTTTTCTTGGCGTTTTAATTCCTTAAGTATGTCTTTTTCGTGTTGTACTTCCATCATAATGGTAAATGCCCTATCTAATTTCTTATTAGAGAAATCAATCTGTTCAGCCATACCATTCTTAGTAATCATACAGTCATCCAACATTTTCCTCATAAAACAAACAAGGTCTAACAGTTCCGTGTTATGTTTTACTAGTGTTTTAACACCTTTGGCTACGTCATTTGCATCTTCTATTAATTTTTTACTTTTATTCATTCTTCTTCCTCCAATATTATACATTTTTGTAAATAAACTGCTAGGTCTAGAGCCTCTTCCTGTGCATGGATTAACCATGCTTTACGGGTTAGGTCTTTTCTTTCCATAGTAGTATTATACTTCTTCTTACCTAGTTCGGCTCTTTGCCTCAACTTACCTATTACTATCTCTTCTATCTCACTCATCTTTTTCCGCCTTCCTTCTTTCATGCAACACATCTTCAAACGCATGAAGTTGCGCTTCAGTCATATGACTAGTAAATATAGTACCACTAATCATATGAATATCAGTATGGTATGTGTTTTTCTTTAACATACCTTGTGCTTCTTCATTAACACAATACCCACTAATATCATCTACTTTTAGAGTAGTATCGCCTGAATTAGTTACTAAAGTAAT